TTTTCTGCAATACTATTACCATTATAATCAGTATTATATATTGGTTCTAGTTCTGCAAACCTGAGATCCATTATTACAGATATTGGTTGGCCACCTTCATAAGCATTCCATTGTCCATCTGGGGTATATTGAACTTGAATACTAGTTAAAGCACAAGGTTTGAATTTGTTTAATCCAAGTATGTTTCTACCACCAGATGTCAGGTATCTAAGTCTGAAGATGTTTGGAGTTCCTAGGAAATATGATGGTGCCCCCGCAGTAGCCTTTTCGTTATCACCTGAATGTAATTTTATTATCTTTTTAGGAGCAGACCACTGTTTAAATGCACGAATTATCATTCTAATTTGATGTGCTTCCATTTCATCCCTTGGAGTCATTCTCCATTGGAATCCAAATTGTCTTAATTTCACTCCAGAGAACATTAGTTCAGTATTGGCGTTTGCAATTACACCACCAGCTCTACTTAGAATAGTCTCTGGAGTAATGTCATATCCTAGTTTCCCAGTTAATTGACTTATTAGGTTAGCTCCTAGTTCTCCTTGACCTGCTTGTTTTGTACCAATATTACCCCAGAGTGCAGCATGACCAGTTAATCTGTTAAATCCTTCTGCAAGTCTCATACCACCCTGACCAAACATCATTCCAGCAGCTAATGTTGCTGTCTTACCTTTAAAGGTAGCATTTACATGTTGTGCTGCTCCCATTGACAGGGTTGACATGTTATCATCAACCCAACTGGTAGAGTTGGCATCTGAAACATTATTTGGCACTGGTAGTATAATTCCTGCACCCAATTTCTTTCTGTATGGAGATTGTCTCGAAAGACCCAATCCTAGATTACTACCATTACTTTTACCAAAGCTCTGTGCCATAGAAGCTTCGTATGGAGGTTGATATGAATAACAATCAATTTTCATCACATCTTGTTGACTAGACAAGTCTGATGGGTATGTAATCACTTTCTTGAATAAAATATCGTTAGCATTATCATATCCTCCACCTTGCACACCAGCATTAAAAACAAGAGCAGCTGGGCCATCTGTCCAAACTTGAATACCAAGATCCAAGTTACGTTGAGATCCCTCAATAAAATTACTAGTGGCATTCTTAGTCCAGTTCCATGCATCAGGGATAAATTGTAAGATTCCACCAGCTTTATTATCTTCTGTGTCGGCAGCAACTTGAGTCTGTGTAGATGTTACATCAAACCCTTGATTATCAACAGAAGCCCATTGTGGAACATCTTGTTTGGTAGTTGTTGTGTGATTTCTTATTTCAGTTTGTATTTTACTGTGTATTGCTGCTTGATCGCTTGATTCTATCCCACTGAACTGTGTGGTATCCCATACTCCACTCGTGTATATTGGCTTACCTCCGATTATCGGTTTTGGAGGAGTTTGATTATCTACAGGTAATACAACGGCTGATTTACTTTCTCCGATATAGTATAATTTATAATTTTGTTCCTTATTAGTATTGGAATTAATCGCTGTAATACCTGGCTTACCACTAGTGGTAATTGCTGCGGTTGATACTTCTTGGGGTCCAGTGGCGGCCATTATTTTTTCCAGTTCCAGGCTTTATGTTTAGGATATTTCATTCCTTTGTTATTCATAAATTTTTCAGTCGGGAGAAGGGATATCTCCGCCCAATCTTCACCATCAGGAACTTGATATAGATTACCTATACCAGAGTATAGGTATTTGTGCAAAGTGTTTTTAGGTACAGTCGTTGCACCTTCGCTACCACTATTTAGTAGGCTTCTTGCAACTGCGTCTCTATATTGGGGATTTATGTAGTGTAAGTTCGCACCTAGGAATCCATCTTTATAAAAACTGAGTGCAACTGCTAGTGGTTGTACATCCCAAAATTCATATCTTTCTGGAAATTTTGCACCATAAGAGAAGAAGAACATGCTACCAAGAGTTATCCCTCCAGTATCAACAAAACTGATATTTTTATCTTGTAGAGGAGCTAATTCATCTTCCAATTGAGAGACATACCAATCTCCACTTTTGTTCTTTTTACCAGCTCTCTTTTTTATTGTTTCAGCAATCATATCCCTAGGTCATCCTCTGTCATGATTTTGAACTCATACTTTCTATTATCACAGTAATCCTTTGCTGCTTCCCATTTTGCTTGATTGACAACATATGTTTGTACTTCATATGCCCAGGCTTTTGTTCTCTTCTTGGGATTTCTTTTGGGCATCAATAGTTGTTTCTTTGGTTTGACTTCTATTACAACTGATCTCTTCTTTCCTTTAGAGTCCTTGTATTTAATAAAGAAGTCAGGGAAGTACCTATGCATCTTATTATCCAGAGGACTCTTATATGGAATCCAGAATTCTTCTGATTGCCACTGACTTATACTCTCATTCAGATCACAGTATTCCATGAATTTCCTTTCCCAGAGTGATCTATAAATTATCTGGGTTGGGTCTCCTTTATACTTTTTGGTGTGTCTTGGTTTATATTTTCCCTTATAAGCCATATACATAGTATGTGGGGATCATGGCATTATTTAGATCACATGGCAGAAAGTAACTTACTCGCTAATATAACCAATGATGGTGGTGGAGAAGGGATAGCGGCTCAATCGTTTCAGAATTTTTTAGGGTCTCCTGCTTTATCCAATACATTTAAGGTGTCATTGGGTCTATCTGACAAGAATAATGGTAGTGCTAATACAGATTTAAACACTTGGCTTGTTACTTCTGGAGTATTCAATAAGAGTACTGCAGCGAGGTTTGATTTTTTATGTTCAGAAGCAAGTTTGCCTGGTACTAATTTAGCTTCAATTGAAGAGTCTGGAGCAAGACAGGGTGTAACTGAATTCTTTGCACAGTCAAGAGCTTATGTTGATTTAAATTTAAAGTTTTATCTTTCAGCTGATTATCAAGTTCTTAGATTATTTCAAGAATGGATTAATTTTATTAATCCTGTATATGCCGCTAATGGTGGTATGAGAAATGTTCAAGGTAACCCAATTGGATATGCCAATCAGAAGGATAGACAAGGATTTCATAGATTTAGGTATCCACATAGTTATAAGAGAGATATTACTGTTACTAAATTTGAAAGGAATATAGGGGCTGGTGCAAGAAATAAGGATGAAGGATTGATGGTGGGTGATATGGGTAAAATGATTAATAGGCCTGGAGTTGTAACACCATTGACCCCACCAGAGAGACCAAATCCACTATCATATCAGTTTGTTAATGCTTTCCCAGAAAGTGTTGATAGTATTCAGTTATCTTATGGGGATGCTCAGGTCCTTCAAGTTACTGTTAATTTCAAATATGATAGGTACGTTATCGTACAACCTGATAATAATAAAGGTGATAGTACGTGGGCTAATTCACAAGGTACAACTCATGATGGTCAGACTGTTTCAAGTGGATCTGTTTATAATTCAGTGGATCCTTGGAACAACGGAGTTAATACTGCCAGTAACACTGCTAATGAGAACCGTCTGGCATAAATAATTACTGTGCCACATTACAAAGTGTCTGTACTATGAAGACTTTCATCGAATTTGTGTTAGAATGTAACTCTCTTACTGAGGGTGGAATGTCTCGTGTGGTTTCTCATTCCAAGAGTCGCAACACGGCAGTTCTAACTGCAACAAGAGGTGATAAGTCAAAAAAGGAGAATAAAAAGAGTAACAAGGAGTTACGTCAGAAGATCCGTAGTCACGGCTATGGATATAAGGAAGTTAAAGGAGAATATCCTGAAAAGGATGATAAAGGCAACAAAAAAACAGTGAGTGAACCATCTGTTGTTGTTAATGCTCCTAAGAAAAAGTATAAGACCTTTAAGAAACGGATGAAACGTCTTGGTAAAGAATACAACCAAGATTCAGTAATCACTAAGAAGGGTAAAGGCAAAGCTACTTTACATCCTACTGCCAAGAGAGCTAAAAAGACCTCGACTGGAGTTTCTAATAAAGGTTCTAAACTCGGACAAGTAAGGCCAAATAAAACTGGCCCCTATGGACACACTAAAGTTGGGAAAAAGACTTACACCTATGAACAAACCACCATTTGACGATTCTAATTGGAGAGAAGAGTATAAGGGTTATACCTCTAGCAAGTATGAGTTAGATCTGCTTGAGAATGGTCCCAAGAGTCTTGCAGCTAGCTGGATGATGGGTGCAATGCATGGAAAATGGAGAAAGATGAAAGGATATAAGTACCCTGAACCACCTGATTGTCAATCAAGCATGAGTGAGTTCTTTACGAAACAAGATGAATATACACAGAAAGGTGATAGAGCACAGGGATAAAAGTCTTAAAAAACCCTCTAAATAACTTTAGATATGAATGAATTGATAACTTATCATGCCTTTACCAAAAATTAGTACTTCTCAACATGAATTGACTCTACCTTCTACAGGAAAGACAATTAAGTTTAGACCGTTTTTAGTTAGAGAAGAGAAGATTCTAATTCTAGCCTTAGAATCACAGAACCCAAAACAAATTTCCAACGCAGTCAAACAGGTATTAAAAGACTGTATCATTACTAGAGGAATCAAAGTTGATACTCTTCCTAGTTTTGATATTGAATATATCTTTTTGAATGTTCGTGGTAAGTCTGTTGGAGAACAGATTGAAATTGTTGTTACCTGTGGTGATGATGGTGAAACCCAAGTCCCAGCTTTTATTAACATTGATGAGGTTGAGGTTAAAACCGATCCTAATCATAGTCAAGAGATCCAATTGGGTGAGGGATATACTCTTAAGATGAAGTATCCTTCTTTGAATCAATTCTTAGATGATAATTTCTCTGATGATGGAGTGGAGCACCAGCTCCTCTATTCTGATATCCGAGGAGCTGGTGCTCCAGATGATGGAGGGGTTGAAAAGTCTTTCCAGATTATTGCATCTTCTATTGATATGGTTTATAGTGATGATAATGTTTGGGCTGCTAAAGAATGTACTAAGAAGGAACTTGTAGAATGGCTTGAATCTCTTACTTCAGAGCAATTCAAGAAGATTGAAAACTTCTTTGAGACTATGCCTAAACTTACCCATGATATTGTTGTTACCAATCCTAAGACTGGTAAGGATAATCCTGTCACATTGGAGGGACTCTCTGATTTTTTCGCCTAAGTATGGCTCATGTAGATCTTGAGACATACTTCCGAATCAACTTTGCTTTGATGCAGTTCCATAAATATTCACTGACGGAAATTGAAAATATGGTTTCGTGGGAACGGGACATCTATGTTGGGTTGCTCAGGCAACACATTGAAGAAGAGAATTTAAAGGCCAAACAAAAAGCAGCAAATCAGGCTCAATAGATGGTAGTAGCTTCACCTATACTTAACAGAAAGATTTCTTCATCAAAGGGTTCTCCTAAGACTGAAGGAAAAGTTAAAGGAGCGGATTCGGTACTTAAGGGATCCATTAAGAAGTTACAACTTCCAGAGGATGATGGTACTCCAGTAACTGTTACTAAAGTACGTAAGATAGTTAAGAGTCAGATTACTAGACTCCAACCAAAAATAGTTAAGAAGGTTTCCAAAGCAGTACAACCATTTGATCCCAGAGCCATGTTGGCTAAGATCTTTAAAGGTGGTCTGGGTCAGTTAGAAGCATTCGCAAAGAGTTTGCAATCTCTTAAGAAACCACTTCAAGAGATATTTAAGTTTATTGACAAGGCTAAGAAGATATTTGTCAGTCTTCTCAAGAAACTTACTAAAATAAATTTATCTCCTAAGACTCAGAGTGCTAAGGAACCTAAGAAGAAGAAAGGTGGTTTAATTCAGAATATTCTCAAGGGTGCTGCAACTCTTGGGTTAATTGCTTTGACAACTTGGGGTGTTAGTAAATTACTGAAGAAAGGTAGAGAATCACAAAAGGTTAAGCCAGGAAGTAAGGTTACACCAATAGAACCAGTAGAAGGTACAGAATTATTAAACAAGAAGGAAATAAAGAAATTTAATAAAGCAGTTAAGACTCTTCAGGAAACTATTTGGAATTTTGAAGATCAGGTAAAGAAAGCTGCTAAAGGAAAGGAAAAACCAGAAGAAGAAGAAGTAAAACCTGAAACTGGAGAAGAACAAGAAAAACCGAAGAGTTTAGCAGGTACAACACAGACAGCCTTAATACCAGGCGAGGAAGCACCAGCAGAATTAGATGTTATCCTACCAAGGGATGAGACATCTGCAGCTGCACCGCAGAAATTACAGGTAATACCCTATCAAGAACCAGATAGTACTGTTACTACAAAAGACAAAGTAATTCCTGAGACCACTGGAAGTTCAGGTGGTGTAAAGGTTGCTGATCATGGTGATGGGGATGGTACAGGTGAAAGTACTGTTCAACAATCAACTCCCCTTACAACATCTAATGTATTAAGTACTAAACCTGCCGCAGAAGGTACTGATGGTAAGGAAGGAATGAAAGGTAAGCGTGGCGAATCTGGTCATACGGGGATATCAGGAGTGGCAAGAGGTATAGGAGATCTCTTTACAT